CTCAGTTGCCCGTGAATAAGTGCCTATAATTTGCCCAAATTCATCAACCCCTTCATTATATAATTGATCCCATCTGATCCAATCAAGTATTTCTGTTTTGAATTGTTCATCCCTAAATACCTCTTTCCATACATCCGCAAATGTTATACGTGTTGCTTTGTTCAGCAAATCACCAATGCGAGTATTCATCAGATCAAACATATATCAAAGTTAAGCAAAAAAAGGGGTGATATTTCACACCCCTCTTTACTATTGTTCGTTATCGGTCTTCGGTTTCTTCTTTGGCTTTTTTTGCTTTCCATGTACCGATTCCCAAGCCGCAACAAGTACGTTATTGGGATAATTAGGAAATCTTTCGCACAACTCTTCAAATGTTGACTCCAAAATGAACTCGGCATTGATGCTGTACTTACCAAAAGTAACGTAACTCATTACGCAGCAGTGAATGAAATTTCACCATCATAACCAGCTTTATCAACGCTGATAACAACTTCAGATCCAGCAGTTGCGGTAAAATCAAATTCATACGTTCCTGCTGTCACTTCATTAACCCCAGTAAATGTACTAGATACACCGTTAACAGTTAACGCAAAATCACCCGCAACAGCTCCTGTAAATTGGATTGGATTTAATGCTGTACCGTAATCCAATACCAAAGTTGCAACCAAAGTACCAGCAGTTACAGTGTCATTTGTGAAGTTCACATCTAACAATCCGTTAAGATCATTGAAGTTCTGATCAGCCTCTGTTGGTGTGATCATGTACATAGTTGATTCGTCAAACAAACGATCAAAATCAAATGCAACCATTACTTTTGAAGTAGTGGTGTCAGTTGCGAACATATACGTTGGGTTGAATGATTGATTATCAACAGGAATTGGATAAAGTCCATCACCTACCTTAGAACCGATCAAGTTACCGTTAACGTCTACTATGTAAACACCGAAATCAACACAACGGTTGTTGCTTAATTTACCGTAAAAAGTTGGAGTTTCACCCCACAATTCACCAGCAAATGAACGCTTCCCTTGACGAATGAAAACCATACGCCCACTGTTTGCCTCTTCAAAGATAGTATCTGCCTTTGGCAATTCTACATTCTCGAATCCTTGTAAAGGAAACCATCTTTTTGAAGGATCAGCCTCGTTGATAAGGTCTGCCCATGTTGGCAAAGCCGCATCTAAATCGATGAAATTAGCAGTTCCATCAGCCGCATTAAGTGGAACCATGATAAGTCCACTTGTTACGGATTGAATTGGTAAACATCCCGGTTTACCAGTGTTGCTCAATCCAGCATTACAATTACATCCTAAAGCCATAATTTTTGCTTTTAAATATTTAACATTTACAATTTTCTTTGTACTTCGTAAGGGTTATTCTCAACTCAACCCCACTCAAATTTGCATCTAAGACGTTTTGAAACATCCCGTTATCGCGCTCAACACCAAAACGGCTAAACGTAATAATGTCGTAATTTTCAATTGTCTGATAGTTTCGGTTAGCCTCCACTACTTTGATAAACTCATCGCACAACCTTTCCATTGGATAAACTACATTCTCGCGGTGATCCGCTGTGTAATACTGCGCGACTTTCGTCTCATCTAAAAAGAACATCCTTAGATCGCTTTCGAATTCAATTACACTGTCACGACCGAATCTTCTTAACCTGATAACCTCCAACAACCAAATCAATGGCGTTTTTTTCATTAAGTTTTTTTCGGCTTTACTCCATTCGCTATTGGTCGCTAACTTTGTGCCGGTAATCCAAAATGGGATGCTTAGACCAATGACATTTGTAGGTTCGTTTTCGTGTCCTAATGGCGATAAAGTAACATATTCATCTGTAACAACGGCGGTGATTACATAAAGATTGCCATTATCATCCTTTACATTCTTGCCTACACGCGCCCACTTAGTGTTGCATGATACAAATTGAGTTGTTTCACTGTCGTATGTTCCAACAATTGAAACATCGATTTGATCAACCAATTCATTAACCTCGAATGTAATCTCGTTTATCATAACCAGTACGCCATTTGTTTTGCGACACCATTCCACTTTGTAAAGTCGCCTTTCGTTACGCTTACCACTCTAATGATTGCGTTTGGATCACCGTTAGGGATTTCAACAACATCATTTGCAAGGTAATTGATACCGCCTTCACTTACTTCTACTTCATCTACCAAGCCACCAACAACCTTATATGCTATGATTAACCCCGTTCCTGTGCCAAATAAAGCTGGAACCATGTCATCACCTGGATAATTAGCACCTGAATTCATTATCTGTAATTCAAGTACTGATCCAATAGGTAAATCCTGATTACGGTAAATGTACCATTGAATGGCTCTATACGTCTTCAATGCTTCCCAATATCGCGTGTACATCATGTTGTACAAAGTAGTAGCAGTTAGGCTGTTTTCCCCTTGAGGAATCTTTTGCCCTTGCGATGTGATTTGGTTAGCCGTATCCTTGACGTATTCAAAGTAAATAAAGCCCTTCAGCATATCTAAAATGCCCTTTGATACAATCACATTGTTATACGTGTTGTACGATGTTAGGAAACCATTTGACGTGTTGTCCAAATGAAAAGGATCAAATACCTTTTGGAAGTTAGGCGATTCAGGATAATTGCTGTTGTCCAAGTCATTAATAAATTCATCATACAAAGTTGCACCGAATAGGTCGATTAAATACTGCTCTTCATATATCTGAATATACTCCAACAACTTTGCTTGGTCATACATTCCCGTATGCAACTCATATTTACCCGTGAAATCGTCTAAATCTAAAAGCATTTGTTATTCATTTTTTGAGTTTACCAAACTTATTTTTGAGAAAGTGCTTAAGCATTGCGCCGGTTATCTTCCAAACAGTACCTTTTGGTAAGTGCTTGTTTTTACCGTTGCTCTCGAATTCGTAATAATCTTTGTCGTTAACGTCAATGTCAAGTGAAAAGCCTTCTTCATTCTTAGTGAATTTAGCATCTACTTTTGGCGTGTCCAAAGTTATTTCGATATCCCCATCTTCCTCACGTGTGAATGTTACGTCAACATTCTTTGTGTCGAGCGATACGTCTATTTTTTTACGTCTTTTCTTTTTTTCCATAGTGCAAATAAAAGTGGGGATGAGGCTATCTCACCCCCTTAGAAATTTATACAGCTGAATCTAACGCTGCAATAGCAGTTGTAAAATCACCCGTTACAAACGCCTCAACTTGGTTGTTCTTAACATAATGAGCAGCCCTCATTTCAGCCAAGATAGTAACCATGTTACGTTGGAAATCGTCATTAACATAACCTACTTGTAAGTTCATGTTCTCACGGATACGAACGTTTGATTTGCTCATATCACCTACAAGGAATGTATCAGGAGCGATGTTAGTAGAAGTAACAACGATCAATCCAGCCAACATCATGTTACGATCCCAAAACGCTGGGTAAGTGTAACCACCATCACTTGCTTTTGTCAACTCAATTTTAGCCGCATCTTCAGGGTGCAACAATACGTGAGTAGGCTCAAAATTAGCACCTTGAATTTGTGCTTTAGCAACACGAATAACATCAGATACATTAGCCGCTTGAATAGTTCCTGCGAAAGTACCCGCTGCAAACGGTTGAGCGAATTCAAGTAAACCATCTAATGAAGTACCACCCGCACCATTGATAAGTGCATCTTCAAATGCTTGATCAAGTCCAGCCATAAGGTCAGCGTTGATTTCTGAACGAACGAAAGCAAGATCAGCCAACATTTCTTTAGATACCTTAACAGTTGATGCTACTTTTTTAACCTCAACAGATACCTCTTCGTAACCCGGATTTGAAGTCGGTTTTGTTGCACCTTCAGTTACCCATGATGCAGATGTGTTAGCTGTTTGCGAAATGTAAACAACGAACTTAGATGAAGTTGTTCCCGTATTAACTACGTTACGAACTTTGATTACTGGTCGAGCGATGTTATCAACACCCGGCTCTAATGTAGACAATGCAACAACACCATCATAATCAGCGTTGATTGTAGTGCTTTTAACGTCTAAAGAAAGCATTCCACCTTTCTCGGCAGTATCTTTGATCTTGTCGATGTTAGATACATAAGCGTTTACGATTGCATCAGCAACACTTTTAGGTACAAAACGCGGCTCAACAGCTTTCTCAGCCATTGCCTCAAGTCGACCTTCCATTTTTGCGATTGCTTTTTCAATTTCTTGGCTCTTTACTTCAAGAGATTTGAAGCCTTCCAAGTCTGTTTTTAGGCTTTCAACCTCGCTTTTTGTAGCGGTTGCGCCCATTTTTTCGTCAAGTAGTCCATTAATTTTTTCAACTACTTGCTCAGGTGTTAAATTTTCCATTTGCTTTTGTTTTACTTTAACTTGTTTATAACTGTATTCCAATCAAACGTCTCGATTACCTTTACCGGCTCACTAACTACCGAATGCTTTAGATCAAGCGGTTCGTGTTTAGCAAGTGTTAGCAACTTAGCGTTCAAAAACTTTAATTTCATTTCCATTTCGTAAAGGCGTTCATCCGTTCCTTTACCGTTTGTTAGTCCTTTGATCAATGCCTCAACCTCTTTTGCGATCTTATCAGCATATTCAACACGATTTTCAGACTTGATTACGTCTACAACCTCAGTCAATTCGTTAGCACCAAACGTAACCGCGCTACCTTCGTACAATTTCACCTCTGAAACCATCCAATAACCGCCTTTTTCCATTGAATTGTCATCCATCCATTTGATCTTATCACCCATGTATTGGAATCCAATCGAATGCTCACGTATAATACCATCCTCATAATCTAACCAAGCATCCTCGCCCTTAGATGATCGACCTAATTCACCCACTGCGAACAATCCTTTATCATCCTCCTGAAGGCTCAACCATTTACCTATCTGTTGCTCCCAGTCATGGTGTCTAAGGAATGCAATTTTACGGTTAGACGTTGAGTCAACACCTCGTTCTTGAATAGATTTAGCGAATGCACCGCGTTTTATCATGTCATTGTCCGCATCGATGTTATCGAACTTAGATAAGTAAACAGCGACTTGTCTATTTGCGCTATCAACATCCTTTATATCCGCTGCCGCTTTGGTTCTGTATAGGTTATAGTCCTTCATTTGAAGTAATTTGTGTTGTTGTTATCATTGAATTTGCCGTTACAGGATCATAACCGTAGTAATTGATTAGGACATTTACAGCCGTGTTACGATCTAAGCCACTTGTAACTGCGTTGTTTAAGTTGATTATACCATCTAAACCTCCAACTGTACCTTTCAATTCTGTTTGTGCCTGTGCAAGTGCTGCCGCTTTAGCATCTTGCTGTGATGCTTGTTGTAATTCAATACCGAAATCCATTGCGTATTGTTCTTGTGTAATTACGCCATCACGTAAAAGTATGTTGTACGTTTCAGCCTTAGTTTTGTCCGCTGCCGCTTTGGTTTGCTCATCATCCTGAAGTACCGGCAAGTGCGAGAAATCCGCTTTAATCGAATAACCTTCATCTTTTAAGCCTAATTGATGCGCAATGGTATCGTACATCTGTTGCGTTTCAGGAATGATTGTATCAGTGTACACCATTCGAACGCTATCTTTCACGTTGCTAAATGTCGATCCTTTCTCATTTGAAAATAGGTTTACGTTCATTCCATACGCGTCAATAATTGCCATTTTATCAGCGTTCAATTCCTCGAATAGTAGCAAGTCCTTAGTTGGGTAAGACATTGGTGTCCAATTCACTTGGCTTTCGGTGATCAATAACTCATCCTTAGAGCGGTTGTACCAATCCTTTTGAATGGCTGTCTTTTCCTCCGGTGTCATTGGAATAGCACCACCCATATCGCTCTTTTGCGCTGATAAGATACCAATTGCGCCAATGTTTTCAAGTAGTACATTGCGCTTATGATACGATGCTTTGATGTTTGATAACGGATATTTCAATGAATCTATACGTGAAATAGGTTTCAGGATGTTCATCCCATCAGCCGTTGTTAGATAGATCATGTCATCAACTTCAATTGTCTCTATCTTATCGTCATCATATCTGAACTTGTAACGGTTGATCATTCCGCCTTCATCCATTTGTTTAAGCGTTTTACCGCTTGTATCTAACTGAATACGGTTAGATGGTAATGGAACAAGTAAGTTACGAATGTCAAATGATCGCTTTGGACAGTAACCAAACGCGTTAGAATAGAGCGCATCGTTAACGCTAAATGAATAAACAACATCCGACCATGATTGAATTGGATTTGGCTGCTTGGCAAGATCAACGAACCAATGGTTTTCCACTACGTTACCATCAGCATCCAATAACACTGGTTTATTAGAAGCCATCATTGAGGCACGTTTGTCGATCACAGCGCGTAATTCAGGAATATCTAAGTAGTGCTGCCACGCGTTATTAGTATCAATCCATACGGCATTCTTAACACCCCACATTTGATTCATTACGGGGAATATTCTATTCCATTGGTTGATGTACCTATCTTGTCGGTTTTGATCTATACCGAAAAAAGTCTCCCAAAAGTTCAGATTCATCTGATCATGTGATTAGATTTTAATCAAAGTTACGATAAATTTTTAAACATAGATTGTAAAAATAAACTTAACCCCGCTAAACAATCAGGTGCATCATCATGCTTGTTCTTACCTTCCTTGCTAAATGAGAGCATATTTTCAATGAATGTTAGGCATTGTTGTTCCTCTTTTAGTACGAATTGCATCCTTTGACTAATGAACGCTGACTGCATTATGATGCGTGTGATTTTGTTTGTAGTGTTGGCTACCTGAAGTATCTTTGTTTTGGTCAGGTTTTGCAAATTACGCGCAAACATAGCGCCCATGTTATTCGATTCAACCCTACAATATGATACGTTCCACTTGTTTAGTAGTGCGGCGCATTGTGGTATAGTGAGATCCGTATTGTCGCGATTGAATACGTAATCCACAATATACGTTTGGTTCTTGACTATTGCGGCTATCGCCATAGCAGTGTAATCCATTCCGGTATCTGATACATCAATGTAAGCCAGTGTACCCTCAACTTGATTAGTGCTTATAAACTGCTCGAATTCGCTTTGATTGATGCGCTTGTAATCACTGAATAACCTTCCTTCAATATCAATAGGTTGCTGTTGGTATTCCGCTAACCATATTTCTTTGGCTGTCCGCTTTTGAACTTGCCTATACTCTTCGGTAGTCATTACAGCCTCGCAGAATGAGTTACCGTGTTCATCTAATGCCGGTACAATTATGCTCTTATCGTATATGGTTTCGTTTATTCCTCGCCCTATTACATCATTGACTGACCAACGTGTGCCTATATCAATACGTGCGCATCCTGTTTCAAAACGTGAATCATGCGTTGATTCCTTCCATTGAATGATCCGATCATTGACCGTATCGCTTAACGCATCCTCAATACCCCTATAAAGGTCGTCAGTTATTGCCACGTTACTCGCCCCAAATCCGATTATCGTACCACCAACTCCCGCACCAAAATAACCTACTTGCTTTGACTTATTTGTGTTCCAACCTTGTAGATTGGCTTTATCATCAGATAGGCTTACTTCAGGGAACACGCGTTTAAAGCGTTCATCCTTTAGAACCGCCCTAACGTCATAACTGAATTTAAGGAATAGAGTAGCCGTACACGCGTTACGCATCACTGATTGATCAGGGTTCTTGCCTAATGTCCAGGCGCAAAATAATGATGTGATGTATGATTTACCAGCACGTGGCGGTAGTGATACGCTTAGACTCTTTATTTTCTTATCCTCAACCTCTTGAAAAGCGTGTGCAATGTCTTTAAGAAATGGTCGCGAACCAAAAAAATCATTGTCATAATAAAGACAAAAGCGATAAAAGTCGCGCCGCCGTAATTCCATTCGGAGTAATTCCTTTGCCGCTTCTTTCTTATCATTCGTCATCTTTCAATAAGTTCAAAATCTCATCAGTTGATAATACAGAAAGATCGAAATTGGTTTGCGTTTGCTCAACTACTTGCACCGGAGAACCATAACCGCTATCCATTAATGCTTTGTATGCGTGTACATCGCCTTCACGTGCTTTTTTAATCAATGCTAACGTCATTAAATCCTCTTGGCTCATTGTTTCTTCTTGGTTAGTTAAAGGGTTCTTTAGTTTTTGATTAACTTCTAACCAATACTTAGCTATTGTGCTTCTATTCTTTGCTCCTTTAGGTCTGCCGTTAGGGTTTCCGCTTTCGCCTTTTTCCCAACGTGGTTCTATTTGTCCTTTACCTGCCATTGTACGTTGTTTATTCGTTGTTTATTTCAATTCAACTCCGTTCTTCTTAATAACTAAACTTGGGTCAAGTTTTTTCATACGGTCAATTATAACTTGGCAATATTTCGGGTCAAGTTCCATTAAATATCCTTTACGCAATAATTGATGACTTCCTACCATTGTACTTCCGCTACCACCAAATAGGTCTAAAATTATATCTCCTTTTTTACTTGAATGATTTAATCCATTTTCAACTATCTGTATTGGCTTCATTGTAGGATGTAATTCAGATTTCTTAGGTCTGTCAAAATCCCATACATTAGTTAATGTTCTATCTTCTGTAAAAGATGAGCCAGATTTATTCCAA